CTATTCCGCCGCCGCCGCCGCCAGACGGTAGAGAAGTTTCTCCTCCTTCTGGCATTGTGAAGTCTATTCCAACTTCATCAGCGATATTCTTCTCAGTCTCCTCAGTGAGCTTGACCGCTTCAACTCTGAGATCTGTCTCCTTATCGAATAGCTTGCCTCTCTCAATTGCAGCGATCTCATCGTCTGTCATCATCAAGATATTCTTTCTTGCCCAGTTTCTATCAATTAGACCGGGAATATTGAGGGCACTGCTAGAGATGTCGAACTTAGTTCTGAAGATCTCAAGCTTCTGCTGCTGTGCTATCGTGGACGGATTCGTGAGAGTGAGCTCAAAATCAAGCATATCCTCACCCTCGAAACCATGAGAGTAGAGATGTATGATAGCAATCTTGTTGAGCTCAGAAATCACGGTTCTCTGGATTCTGTTTATCGTCCTAGAGAACCTTATGTCTTCCTGCGACAGGGTTGCTTTCGCGCCCAAGCCCTCGTCATATCCGAGGTAAGCTTTCGGAATCTTGAGTGCAGCGAATAGCTTCTTCTGTATGTACTGAACATCTTCTACAGCTGCGGCGTTCGTGCCACCAGCTAGAGTGTCGATCTTTGTACCAGTCTCAGATCCTCTGACTGGGATGAAGTAGTCCTCGTCAACGCTCATGGGATTGTATCTAAGGTCAACCCTGCCTGTCGACTTGTCGATGACCTGGCTCTTCTTCAGCTGAGTCTGTACCTGCTCCATGTAGGTTGGAATGTCTTCCGGCGGGACGTTTCCGACGTCAACGTAGAAAACTCTTCTATCGGGTGATCTCACTATCCTGTAGACTAGCATTGCATCCTCGATGAGGATGAGCTGTCGCCATATTCTTCTTGCTGACTCTAGGACAGAAGATCCGTAAGGGAGGAACGCGTCATTTCCTAGCAACCTGAAGTGAGAGACCTGCCAGTTCTCAAGCACCTGGTTTCCCTGGGAGACCCACCTGAACCTCACTGCAAGAGGGTCTTTTGGATCAAATCCTTCCTCACGCTCAACCTCGTTGACTGGCATCGGATATGCATTGATGACACCGTACTTTGGATCAACATCGTTGAACAGAAAGAAGTCTCCATACTTCACCAGGTTTCTGACCCAAGAAGTAAGGTTGAAGTCAACGTTCAGGGTGTCGAAGAAAAGATCCTCCAGTATCCTCTGGATACTAGGATTCTCTGAGAAGATGTGCAGAACTCTTCCCTTCTCATCGTAGGGCGCTGTCTCTTCTGCGTAGATGTCAAGGGCTGAAGAGATCTCAGGTGTGTACTCCATTTCTTGAAAATCGCTGTACCGCGCCATCCTGTCGTACGTTCCATACGCAGACATTGCAGTGCTGTAGACATAGCTCTGCGTCTTCTTGAAATTCTGAAAAGCTGAATCAGCTGTCTCAGTTGATCCGTCTATCTTCCTCACTCTTCGCTTGATGACCGGGCCAGACCTAAACAGTTGGCTCAGTCTGCTGAAGAGACTCTTATCCTTTGCCACTTTTTCCTCCGCTATTTAAGAACCCAGAGAAACTCAGGTGGAAGCATACCTCCCGAAGATACGGGATCTCCTCTTGTCACTCTGTCTCTGTTGGTCATTATACTCTTGTGGTGAGCATTAGTCATGACATCTGTAGACGATCCATTAAAAGGCTTCCTAGACGTGCTCATAGCCTGAAGCATTGCATTATTCAGTGCTCGAGAGTCCTGGCTGTACTCAGCAGATGCATCGAATAACCAGCACCCAATAGCAAGAGACATGACAAGATCGTCGTTGTAACCCTTCATTGCCTGCGCTCTGTTCTCAACCCACACAAACGTCTTAAGCTCGTCATAGAGCCTAGAAGAGTGAACCACTAGCTGTCTGTTTCTTAGGACTTCTTCTAGCTTGGTCAGGATCAGGGTTCTAGTCTTTCCAGACGTTGTGAATCCAGCAGCCTCTGTATCATTCGATGGAGTGAAGTCACCCATCCATGCTGTCGTTCTCTTGCTGCTGTATATCTTTGGATACTTCAGCTCTTTAAGCTTTATTATTGTTGCATATCCGTACGAGTTGTTCTCAGGACATAGCACAGCTGTGTTGTACATCTTGCCAAATTGATCGAGAAGCTCTGCAAATCTGTCTGGCGGAACTTTCCCCTTGTATTCGGCGACGATCTCTGATGAATTCGTGTCGATGACATGAAATGTCGAGTAATCTTTTGAGTCACCCCTAGAGATATCTGCAGATATGACGTATCTGTGATTGCTAAGCGGGTACTTCCAGACCCAGACGTTCTTGTCGTGTCCCATTCTCTCGATAGGAATCTTTATGGATGACCACATCCACTTAAGGTCATCATCAGACAGGAATGTATCTCCTGACGATGCAAAGTCGCAGAGAAACTCCTGCGCAATCTGCTTTGGAGAGAATGGTTTTGACTCTCTCTCGAACCAGACTTGATCTCTCTCTGGGTGTACTGTCCATGGCAGTTTGATTGGGCAGAACTCGTTGAGACCAGCCTCTGCATCAGTATAGAGGCGGTAGTATTGTCCTCCGACGCCGTTAGGAGTTGAGAGAAGAATAGCACGACCACCTGTCGAAATCGTAGGATACAGTCCTGTCCAAATTTCATCAAAGTTTCTAACGAACGCTGCCTCATCAATAATCAGAAGCGAAAGAGCCTCAGAACGACCTGCATCGTCTGAAGTAGGAACTGCCTTGATGGACGATCCGTGACTGAATTCGAGCAGCTGCTTGTTATCAGTCGTGATTCTAGGAAGCAAGAGCCAGGGAGGCAGTGCTTTCACCATCGTCTTCACTTTCTTCATGAAGTTCTGAGCAACTGAAAGCTTTGTTGCGATGATGAGAATGTTCTTGTCTTTCTGGAATATTGCGAGCCAGACAGCATACGCAGCGACGAGAGTAGAAAGTCCTAGCTGCCTTGACTTAACTACAATCGAGAACCTGTTGTCGATGAATTTCTCTACGCATTCATCCTGAAACGGGTACGTGTCAAATGGGATAAGACCCTTTACGGGGTGCTGTATCTTGACATACGTGTTAAAGAAGTAACTAGGGTCTTTGCCACACCTGATTACCTCATTAACCTGTCGCTGCTTGTTGACAACGCTCATTAGTCCACGCTAAACGTGGCATTAAACCTGTAGTAGGCAGAGCGCTTGAGTACATAAGGAGAAGCAGAAACAATCTCTACGCTGTCGCCCACAGTGGACTCTTTTACCTTAAGTGCTCTACCCGCAAGTTCCTTGAACTCTTCGCGGACTTTCTTCATGTATTGATTCACAACCGTCTGTGCAGCTTCTCTGTGAGTTGTAATCTGATCTCTCTGCGGGACATCAGAAGCGAGAGTTATGACACAGATCATGTTGACTGTGAGCACGTTCCCTGTCAGAGAAGCCTTGACAGAAGACTGACCGGTGTAAGAGCTGCTCTTTCCGAAAGTCGAATCGATTATCTGACCAAGCCTGTTAATCTCATCAAATGAAAGCATTTTTTGACCCATTCCTATCTGCTACGTATTTGCTTGTGAGATAATCTGCTCTTGTAGGACTCTAATTCATCCTTAGAGGGTCTCCATCCTTCTTGCCACTGTTTTCTGTGAGGTTCAGCGAAATACGTTGCGCAATTTTCACAACAGCCGGTTGAAATGATGTAGCTAGAATCTTTTCTAGTCTCTATCATGAACTCACAGACAGGGCAGAAGAAGCTTGGAAAATCAGATACATTGAACTTTTGCATGATTGTCTTCCCAAGTTATCTCGATTAGATTATCAACTGATTCCTTGATTACGTCAACGTGAGAGATGACAATTATGTTTTTAAACCACTTTCTGAACGAGTCCAACAGCCTCGTGCAAGACTCTACGTTGGAATCGTCTAGCACACCAAACCCCTCGTCAATGATGAGCATGCTCGTCTTCGGCAGGGAAGAAGTGTTTGTGAGTGCAACCCTGATCGCAAGCGAAGATATCATCTTCTCCATGCCCGATGCAAGCTCAATGACGCGCTTGTTATCACCATAGTTCAGGTATATGTCCATAGAGTTGCTGTCAAGATCAGCTTCAAGCTCAACTGTGAAGTCGACAACGCCCTGCAAGATCGAAGAAATCTCAGCGTTGATTGTGGGAAGCTGAGAGTTCAGTATCATGAGAGGTATCCCTTTCTTCGATAGCGCGCCAAGCAGGGCGTTAAGCGTCTCAAATTTCTCGACAGCGATCTTCAAGTCATCCTGCTGTTTCCGCAGCATCTCGATTTGGGCTGTGTCTTTTCCTATCTGGGTTGCTAGCTGCAACTTTTTGGCTGTGAGATTCTTGAGTGCAATTTTGTTGGATTCAACTTCTGCCAGCTGTCGTGCGATATCTGGATCAATCTTTGACTCTTTCTCTAGGGTGCTGTTTAGGAGTGACTGATCA